CTCATTTTCATAACGATTATATTCTTCACCGAATAATGCGTTAAGACCAGGTAAGAGTTGTTTTAACTCGTTAGCTCTTGAAATAGCTGCCATAATTTACTCCCTTAACCTATACCTGTTGTATTTAACAACTGGTGTCCGACATTAAACATAACTAATACATCTGTGTAAGAATCACCAACAGCACTATCTGGTCCGTCAACAAAGTCAACGATCTTAACAGGTAGTGTATTAGTGGTTGCTACAGTAGATATATCAACCGAATTTTTGCTTGTGCCTATTGCTGTACTTCCTGCAGTTTGCACAACAGCACAGTTCTTACCAAGATCATCTTGGTCAGCTGCACCATCACATTGCATTTGCATTAGTATAAATGGGTCAGAAGCAACATACGCAACAATATCATCCGCAGCAGTTGAAGCTGGGAAATATTGATTTGGTGTAAATTGACCTGTTGTTGGGTCTGTGTAAGCACAACCAAGGAATACACCTATAGGTGTACAAGCTGTTGTACCAGTATCTTTTTGGATAGTGGTATTTGGATTGTCATCACCCCATTTTACAAAATCGCCATAGAATATGGATGTACCATATGCATTTTTAATTTTGTAATGTGTAACTTTTCCTTGATATGGGCTTCCAACTACAGTACCAACTGGTCTTGCTCCGTGTGGAGCTGCACTTGATGCCATAATTTTCTCCTAAAAAAAAATTAAATTAATCTAACAAGAAACTATGAATCTTTACCAAATGTCGTTCTTGATTTTCTTTCAAATACTTGTTTGGTAGCCATTCTTGAATCTTGATCCTTAAAATAAGTGTTATCTACAGATTCCATTTGAGACTGTGCTAATTCAGCAAAATATTCGTCTCTAGCTTTCGCTTTTTCTAATGGCATCTTACATAACAGTTGCCCACCAATCTCAACATTACCTTTCTTCGACCACTCAGAATTATGGTCCATCATATGAATCTGTAGTTCTGGATGATCCTCTAATCTACAAGGTTGCCATCCTTCTCTAAGTTTTCTTGATACATTAGGATTATCAGCATTGCCTAAAAGGCTAGTTCTAATATACCTAAAGACCCATCCTTCTTGTGGTTCAGGGTTTGGTAAGTTTGATGGATTTTCCCAACTTTGAATACGCTGGGAAGCCTCTCGGCTTTCTATCTCCCTAGGGGTACGCTCTGCTGATTCTTGTTCAGCATTAATATTATCTTGATTATCAGGTAAATCTGACATCTTAGTTCTCCTTTAAAAGTTGATTTGCATACTGCTCAGGCGTTATATTTAGTCGCTTTGCGAGGGCGACTTGGCTCTGTGTCAGATGAATTTTGCGAGGGGTTTTACTGCTATTCCTCGTAGCAGGTGCGACAGGATTAACTACCTGCCTTCTTGGAGTTTCTACAACTTCTTCTGCTTCCACAGATTGTTGTTGAGATACACCAAAGAAACTTGGAAATTGTTGTCTCATTTTTGTATCAACCTCAGAATAATACTTTTCAGAATTTTTTTCTGGGTCTATACCATTTGCTTGCAATGATTGATCTACATACATAGCAAATGATGTCATCTCTTTATGTATTGGCTCACTACCCATGAACCAAGGGTTTCTTTTTGACCATGCTTCCATTTCTGGATCAGGTTGTGATTGATTATCTTGTTGAGGTTCTACATATTCAGATGAAACTTGATCTTGTAAATTTTGTGCATAACTACCTGCTTGTTGTTCAGCTAAAGTAGCTTGTGCTAACTCAGCCTGTGCTGCAGCCATTTCTTCTGCATTACCTTCTTCATAGGCTTTTTTAAACTTTTCTTGTGCGTTATACCTTGCCCATTGTGCATTATTAAGTGCCTGTTGGTTTAATACATCGCCACCTTGATTGACTATGCTTTGTAGTTTTTGATTTTCAGACATCAAGGTTTTTAAAACTTTTGTAGCTTCTTTTGATTCTCTTAAAGCTTGTTCTTTTGCTCTGCGTTCTTCGTGATATTCATATTTTATTTTATTAATCCTATCACCAGCAGCCTTACTATAATCTGCTATTTCTTTATCTAAAGTATCATAATCTACAGATTCTTCTGTAGTTTCAGCTTTAGGTGCCCTTCTATCTTCTTCAGGTCTTTCATCTATTACCTCTACCTCAATATCTTTTGGGGTTTCAGTATTAATCTCACTTGCAACACCAAAAAACTTATCTTCTGATGTTTGTTCTGATACAGGCTCTGCGTTTGTATCTATGACTTGTTCTATGCTCTCACTCATGCTCTAACTACTCCTGTTGGATCATCTACTACTGCTTCCACAGTATCATCGTTAATTAAACGAAACTCTTTACCATACATTTTCATTCTTGTACCTGAATAAGCTCTAAATATTACCCAATCACCTTCTTTACACCAAGCTCCAGTTGGAAATCTTTTTTTATCAGCATAAGCTTCTGTTCCTAATTTTAAAACATAGCCACAAATATTAGAGGTTTCTTCATCAACTTTACTTTGAGTAGCTTTGTAAATACCACTATCATCATAAGTTTCTGATACTTTAGGCATTGCTATAAGTATTTTCCAACCTTTAGGTATAGGTAGTTGGCTTTTCACCTCATCACTAGGTTCTGGCTTTTCTATGCTATTTGGTTTTGGAATATTTGTTTCTTTTTTCTTATCCATATTTTGCACGACATAAGGTGTCGAGTTCCTATTCTTTTAAGTGTCGTTCCTTCCAATCCAGAACTTCACGCTCTGCAAGAGCTAAACCTTCTATAACTCCTGTCATTCTTTTATACTCAGGAAAGTCTTTACAACTCCCTGTTGAGATATGATCAGAACATTCATTCATCATCTCTCTTAACTTCTTAGTTAAGTAAGTTGATAGTGATTGCTCATTTATATCATTACTCATTCAATTTGCTATCATCAACTAAATCTTTAGCAATGTCAAGACCTTTTTTATAATCATCCAATACTTTATCTTCTGATCTCTCTTGTCTATCTAGCAAATCGCTAGCAATCTGCATACCTGTTTTTAAACCACTAGCTTCTTGTTGAGCTTCAATCCTTTTTTCTTCTAACTCTTTATTTGCTACAGCTTTAGCAGCATCTACAGCAAGCTTGCTTTCATCAATTCTTAATTTACCTTCTACTTGTTTTTCTTTAATTTCAAGTTCTTTTTGTTTAGCAAGTATTAATGGGTCTTGTGCTTGTTCTTGTATTCTAGCTTGTTCTGCTTGTGCAGCGTTTGTAGTAGCTACTCTTTGTGCTGCTTCAGCTACAAGAGTAGATATTCTTTTTTCAACATCTGCAGGTAAAGGTTCACCAACTGGTGGTAACTCTACACCCATCTCTCTTTCAACTTGATCTCTAAATTGCAATGAAAGATGTTGCATTATGTAATCTGATCCAGAACTTTGTATAACTTGTGCATTTGGACTTTGCTGTACTTTTGCTTGTACATTTGGGTCTTGCTGTGCAGCTACTAATGTATTGATATGAGCTTCGTGATCTTGGAACTCATATGCTTGTACAGGTTTACCATTAAGTATATTTTGTACTGCAGTAACTGGATCAACTGGCGGTACATCTTCTTGTGGTGGAACTATTGTTTCTGCATCTTTAATACCTAATACTTCAAGCATTTGTCTATGTAATTGACCTAAATCATATAACTGTGGTGCTTGTTGTGCTAACTGCATAGCAGCTTGATATTGCATAATTCTTTGAGCCATAGTTGCTGCATTTGGGTCTGATACTGGTAATACATCTACTCTAGCATCAAAATCTTGTAATGCTATTTGTTGCCCTTCTTCTACTTCATATGGATAAGATGGATTAGTAAAATCTTTAATTACTCCAACCAATATTTCAAACTCTCTTTTCATAGAAGCATGGAGTCTAGCTTGTACAGCAGACATAACTTTCATGTTTCTTTCTAAGAGTGCTAGCGTTGTGCCAACAGGTGCCTGACTATTCATGTCAGATACTTTCATATCGGATATGCTAGCAAATCTTTTACCTTCTTCTACTATATTACCTAATAGTTGAAATAAAGTTCCTGAAGGCTCTTTATAAGGTAAGAATGTAATATTGTCTCTAATAGCACCACCTGGCACATCTACATCTCTAAACTCACCAGGCATAATCGGACTATCATCACCTTTAATACGCAGTCCTCTAGCTTTTAAACCACCTGGTAAATTACTTAAAGTACCTGCATCTACAAGCTGTCTGAGTATTGATGTAGCTGATTTAGCTAATCCACCTATCATGTGAATTAATCCAAAACCATAAAAACCTAATCCTGGTAGGTATTGATAATGAACAAAATGCATCCTTCTTAATCTAGCAGAATCATCTTCGTAATAATTTCTTCTAATACTAAGAATAATGCCAGAAGGATGATCTATCGTTACCACATAAGGTAAAGCAATACCTGTATTTTGACCATTAGCATCTTTATCTTCAAACCCTTTAAGGTCTAAATCTACTTGCATTTCTAGTATTGTATGACGTGTATCATAGTCATAACTCTCTGATTCACCTGTCATCTCATTATATTTCTTAGTAATATCAGATGATGATGGTGTAGCATCAGGTAGCTCTATATCTCTATAAAAACCATTGACTTGCATCTTTCTTATATCATTAGATGACTTCTTCATCACATGAGTAGCTCTTTCACAAGTCTCTAAATCACTTGCTCCATAATTAACTACGACATCTTCAGCAGGTACAAATATACCACTTGGTCTATTTAGTGTTGGATCAAAGTAAACTTTCCTAAATGCTGAACCTGCAAGTGGTAAAGAAAATAACATCTTTTCTGTTTCACTTCTATATTCAGTCATTTCATAAGTTAAAAGATAATTAAGATAATCTTGAACTCTTTGACTTTGTTTTTCTTTAGCAGAATCTATTGTGCCTACTATTTTAGTTCTTACAGGACCTGCAGCAGGGAATATCTCTGATATAGCTTGGGATTGAAACTTTATTACAGCTTCACTTAACATCGGATGAAATACACCACAGGCTCCTGCCCAAGGCGTAGTTCTTTCTTCTATCTTTAATCCTAGTTGATCTAAACCTTTAACATAGGTTTCTTCCCAATCTGATCTTGAATCTTTGTCTGATTGATAAGCACCTACTAATTCATTACCCATAGAAGTAAGTTCATCTTCTTCAATAAAATCTACTAAGTTAGAATCAAAGCTAGCATCTGTCATTGCAGATGCATTTGGATCAAAATCAACAATCATGCCACCATCTTCGGTTTCTGTTGTTTCAACCTCTACTTCTACTTCTGGTTCCATTTCTACTAATCCATCTACTGGTGTAGCAGGAACAAATTGTTTTTCTATAGCCATAGTCTCCCTAGTAATAGTCTGCTGTTCTGTTATGTTCTAGTGGCTCATCTTCTTCATCTGAATCAAGAGGAACAAAACCACCTTGTCTAAATCTTAATAATGCTTGCGTACTGCTATCAACTAGATCATCATGTTCCATATTAGGGAATCCAGCAAACTGTTCTATAGTTTCTTCTGCCCATCTAGTTTCAGGTGCCCATATAACACCAGAAGCAAATAAGTCTGATACAGCATTTACTCTTGATATTTTATCATTACCACGACTTGGTGTGTATTCTTGTACAGGAATACCTGTTGCTCTTAACTCAAAGATAAGAGGCATACCTGCAGCCTTAGCTTCTACAATAAACGCATCTGGTTTATAGGCGTTATACTTCTCTAAAGCCATTTTCTTTAAATCTGGGAACTCTAAACGCTCCTGATAGGCATCTAGTAGTATTAATTGTGGAGCTACAAAACCTTCATCATTCTCTTTATAAAAAACACCCCATGTAGTACACGCTGAAAAATCAGCTCTTTGTGTCTTTAAGAACGCTGTATCCCACGATTGAATAATAAACTCACAATCTGGTGGATTTCTACCTTCCCATGTTCGCCACCATTCTCGTTTAACAAGAGCACCTTCTTCAGATGTAGGGTCTTGTTGATATTGAGCCATCCACTTAGAACTAGGTAATTCAGCTTTCAAAGCTTCTAATTCTTCTAACTTCCAGAAAGCACTCCACAATGCTTTACCAGAAGGCAATATCGCAGGTAATTCAATAACTTCCCATTGATCGGCTCCGCCACGCTTTATACTAGCATCTATAACTTGTCCAGTTAGGTCTTTATTATGCCATCTTGTCATCACTACAACGATTGCACCATTAGGCTGTAAACGCTGTCGAGGACCAGATGTGTACCATTCATAGGTACGATTAAAGACATTGATATCTGCAGAGGCTCCTTCTTGTTCAGAGTGCGGGTCATCAATGATAAGTAGATCAGCACCTTTACCAGTGACTGCTCCACCTACACCAATCGCAAAATATTCACCACCTTTGTTCGTATTCCAACGACCCGCAGCTTTAGAATCCGACTGCAAACTAACATTGGGGAATATACGCTTATAATCTTTGCTGCCTACAAGGTTTCTAACCTTACGACCAAAGCCTACAGCTAGTTCTGCAGTATGGGCAGTTTGTATTATCTTCTTTTCTGGCTTACTTCCTAGGAACCAAGCAGGTAAAAGATAAGATGCGAACTCGGATTTGGTATGTCTGGGTGGCATATTGATAATTAAACGCTTTAAATCGCCATTAGCAACACGCTCAAATGCATCAGCCATAATTTTATGATGTGGACCCTCTATAAAGGCACTCCACATCTCCTTAACAAAGGACATATAGTCATCTGCACACCTCTCTCTGGCTTTAGCTTCCTCTAATTCATCTAATAAGCCTAATAACTCTCTCTTTTCGTCTAAAGATAGATTCTGAACTTGGCTTAATATGTGGTTACTCATACATCTCCATACTATATAGTAAGTAGACACTTCCTAAAGTTAAAAACTTAGTAAGTTACTACCACTAAGAGGCACTTACTAAGTAAATACTTAACAAGTAGGTACCTACTGGATGTAAATCACGCTAGATTTTAACATAATTGCA